CTTCGGTGCGGCCGCAAATGTCAGGCCGTTTTCGGACATGGCATTGTAAAGGGTGATTTTCTTGTATTTACCTTTCACGGTCTTGGCAAACATGGTTATGTTCTTCAGGTAGGCTTCATCCGGGATTATGCCGAGGCAGTCCTTGTCCACGGTTAGCGTCTTGTCTACTTGGTTGTACTTGGCGTAGGGTAAAGCCAGCTTCAGGCTTTCCAGGGACGCATTGAGGCTTGTTACGTTCAACTGTGCCGTTATGTCATCCACAACCTGCATACCCTTTGTCTTGCCCTTGCTGCCGTCAAACTCAATGTCCCTAATAGTTGCAGTTGCAACAAACTCTCCGCCCCCACGGGTGGGGCCAAGCTGTTTTTCGCCTTCCTCGCCATAATTCACATAGACTATGCCATAGTCGATTTGAATATTTTCTATTTGCTGCTGAGTTAAAGCCAAATTAATCAACTCCTTCCATTAATTATAAAAACGAGGGAAGCGCAAGTCGGAATCTCGCGTTTTCGGTAGCGACCCTATCCCCCGTATTATCTAGCTTCTGCCGAATAGTCTTGCTTCGTAGATGTACTTCCGGCGCTTGATAGCCGGGTTGTCATCTCGAAGCGGAATTTTCCTGTCAAGATAAAATGTGACTGCTAAACCCTCAGCAGTCAGCGTCTTTTTGTTGAGAGCATCATTGACGGATTCCATCAGGTTTTCAAGGGCTGTAGTGTCCCCGCCCGCAGGCATATCCCATCCGTCCACGTCAAGGGCAACAGACTCAAATTCCTCTCCATCATTGGTTATCTGGGTGAAATCATAGGTGAGATAGGGGAATTGAGCATCGTCCGGCGCTTCCTGGAAATAGACGCGAGGATTGATAGGCTTCAGATATGGATGCAGCAGTTTACGTAGATTCTTCATCGCCTATTTCCTCCTCTTCGTCTATTAGTCCCAGCGCTTTGTTCTCGTCCTCGATGGCGGATAGATACTGGCCCTCAATCCTGCGAATGTCGTCAATGTGCTTGAAGGTAGTTTCCCGGACAATTCCCTTCTTCGGCATACCTTTTGTTCCGAGTTCTTGGTTCACGCCATACCAGGAATCATGCTTGACGCCGACCTGCAAATCGCATTCCTGCTTGCGTACCCAGTATTGGGTGCTGTTGTAGATACGCCGATGTCGCTTCATTCCGGGAAGTTTTTTCAGTTCTTCAATCATCCTTTTTCGGAGTAACTTTGCCACATCCTTCAGGGCGGCTCTGGTGAGTTCCTGGATAGTGTAGTTTGCGCGCTCAACGCTTGAAATGAACTCAATACCGTCTTTTTTGATCTTTGTCACTGACTTAGGCATTGGCACGGTTGACCACCCCCTGGCATACCAATTCAATGTTTTCAAAGTCCGAAAAAACTTTTGCTTCGTCTGCTTTGTATGTCCGTATAACTTTGTCTGCTTTGTATGTCCGTATAACTCTGTACTTTTGTCCGGAATACTCTACGTCTTTTTGTCCTGAATAATCATATTGGTTGATTACAAAAACAATTTCAGGCTGAAGACCGTGAGCAGCTGCTGCATAATGTTCTGATTGTCTTACTGACCTTACACCACAAAGTACAGGAGTCCGTATTTCCGTTGTAACTGGGTCCCCTATATCATTTGTATTACTGACTTTTTCTATCAGTATCAGTTCATCATCAAACGTCATGATGTATCACCTGCTTTGTGTATAAAAAGGTTGTGAAGTCTATATTGTAAGTGTCTTGGCATGCCGGCATCACTGTCACGGCTTTGGTACCGCCATGTTGCATAGTCAACAACGAACATAAGATGGTTTGTATTTGTTTCATCCAGAATTATTCCTTTTTCATCTTCAAGTTCTTTGATAACTGAATTGATAATTGCAGTTATATAGCTATCTCGGACAGTAGAAGATATTCCTAATCTGGCTTTAGTAAGTGCTAGAATTGTATCAGTATTCATATCTCACCAGCCTTTCTGAAAACCAAAACTATTGGTTGTTTTTGTTTGTCCCTAATAAAAAGGAGCATCGCCCCCTACTTAAAAGTAGTTTTGCGACACTCCCTTATTCTACGTCTCCTCATACAAATTACAGTGCATTTATTGCTGGATCTACTACTGCAAATCTAGCTTCCATATAGTTTATGATTTGAGCTATGTTGTTCGTTGCTGTACCAGGAATAGACGGATACATCTCTGATTCTCTCTCAAGTAGCTTAATGGGTACGTCAACTAAAAAGTTACTCAATAAATCTTGCAAATTTCCTGTATTAATTATATTTCCACGTACATGGGCGTATCTGTTCTTAAATTCTGTTTTGTATAAACTTAAGATATCTTGACATAACTTTCCATGTTTATAGTTAATAATTGATTCTTTGTAAGAATAATATCCACATCCATGCCATCTATTCCCGAACGTGCCATCCATGTCATATTGAGATAAGAACCACTTTATACCATCGTAAGTTCCCATCAAGAAATTTTTATCTCTATTGTCGTTTGCAGTTAGAAGGGTTGTAAAAATCATATGGTCTATAATGCTTTCTATATCTAAGCATGCTTCTAACGCTGTTTTCTTTTGATTCGTATCAGTTTTTTGAAGTGCATTATAAATCGCATTGAATGAGGCGAAAACCCAACTCGTGTCTCGAGGTCTTACTACATAGGCAAAGTCTGTTCCATCTATGTTCGCAGTGTCTTCAAAATTTGTACCGGATGAAGTTTGTTCAGCACTAAGTAAACATTCATACTCACTCCCCTCTGTCATACCAAATGTATACCCGTCCTTAGGGAGATTGAAGGTGTACAACCCTTTATATTCCCCATTGAAGTATACGCGAATTGGATAGCCGTCAACGGCTCCACCATTTGGATAGTCTTTGAGTTTTTTGTATGATATTGATAATGCGTTTCTACTTTTCACCATTTGTCCCCATAATTTAGCACCGATTATATTTCTTGCATGACTAGGGTCTATAAAGTTTGCTTTTAGAACATATTTATTATGTTTTCCCCAGCCTGTTTTAAACTCAATGTTATACTCTTCAGTGCATTCTTTATCTTTATATAGATTTATGCTGTAATTTTTCTTTGGGTACTTTATACTAGTGGCTCCTTGCCATTTTACTTTTGCAAAGCCAGAAAACCTCTTAGCAGCTTCTCTATCGTTGTAAACATAGTTTGTTGCACCTATATAGCAGAATTCAAGCACTTTTTTAATATCTTTGCTCATTCCGCTTATATCCCCGTAGAAATCAATTCTTGGAAGATGATTATATTGTTCTGCATTATCAACTCTGCGGTTTATCACTCTTATTGTTGTATAAGGGTCAAAATACCTTTCCCCCGTACCAGGGTATACATCTCCTTTTGTCAAAGTTTGTTGTCCAGTGAGAAATGACGATCCTATGCTAAATCTAAAATATTTTGCCCCTTCATCAGTTATAGTTATAGAGGTGGCAGATTTGCCAAAAGAAATAACTTGATAATTTTCATCGTATACCGCATATGTTGTCCAATACATTGGACTAAGAGTAGAGGATAAAAGCGTCAATTTATCACCTTTTTTAACAGGGATAAAACCTGTCGTTGTAGATTTATCACAGTCTGTAAGTTCTCCAGTATTCTCGTCGATTTTCTTCCCTGAAATTGCTTCTGAAAAAATAATCCAGTTGACGGGTTCGACTGTTTCTATATTTTTCTTAATTTCCTTTGCGTTTCTTCGCCCCATGATTCTTGCATAAGTATCAGGCATTTGTGTTCCCTCCTTTCTCCCTGAAGATATTAGTTTGTTTTGCCTTCTGCAAATGTCTTGCTTGTTGCAGGATCAACATTATTGATATTGATAGCAACAAAAGCTTGACCTCTGACCGGAGCTCCGTCATATCTAGCAGTACCTTTGAACACTGTTTGATCTTGAATAAACTTCACATGTTCACTAACTGCTAACTGGCTTCCTGCTCTTTCAGCCAATAGATATAACGAACCAAATCCACCAACAACGTCTCCATCACTCATAAATGGCAATTCAACAATATCTCCACCTTCTACAGGCATTGTTGAATCCATTCCTGCAACAATAGCTCCTGCTGCATTTACGGTTATTGCGTTTGCAAGAATAGCCATTCTTGTTTTTCTGTTCATTGCCCAGAAAGTATTTGTGCCGTTGCTGTATGCAGGGTCAGCAATACCTAAGTTTTTCATCAACTCTGCAAAGAATTCTTCAGCAACATAATCTTCCATATTTAGCTTTTTAATATTGCTAGTGCGAAGATCTACCCATGCAGGACCATTTGCATTCCATCCCGCCGGTGCAGATTCTTGAGCTAATCTTGTAACGATACCAAGAGGCATTTTAACGCCATTTCCATAGAGAATAGCTTTGTCAATTGCTAAACCTATTGCTTGACCAATTCCGTCTAGCAATTCATTTGCAAGGTTAATGTCGCTATCTTCAAGAGTTGAATTTGGTACAGCTACATAACCACCAACTTTATAGCCATCGACCTCAATTTGGTTGAATAGAAAATCCAACTCATTAAGTGCTCCAACTGCTTCGGTCCATATTCCTTCTGGCACTGAACCCATAACATTTTGGCGAGCGTTTCCTGCCACTGGTTTTAATCTTATTTTTGTGATAAGTTTGCTGTATCTGTACATATTGTCACGCAACAAATCCAGCATAATTTCTGGAATTGTCAATTCTGCGCCAGACACAGCTCTTTTTTGTCCCTTCAAACTTCTTACTTCTGCTAAAAAATCCTTAATATCGGGACGAGAAACAAGGTCTCTAAGTTCTTCGCCGAAAAAGTTTTTAACTCTCTTATTCATGATTCCTTCATCCTTTCTTTCTTGAAATTGGTCTCTTTTTTGACTTCCTGTTCCTGAGCCTGCGGATCTGTTGTTGATTTCTTCAAGCTCTTCCTGGAGTTTCTGAATTTCTTCTTCAAGCTTTTTCTTCTCAGTCTCATTCGCTTCAATTTCAGAATTCAAATTCTCTTGGTCTTTCTCGAACTCTTCCACAGATTCATCGACAGCAGCCTTATCTTCCTCAGGAGTTTCATTCGTAATTTCATTGATAGCCGCTTCAAGTTCGGCTTCACGAGTCTTGAGTTCTACTTTCCTCTTTTCAAACTCCATATCTTTTCCCCTGAGATCATCTAGTTGTTTTCTCAAACTTTCAATTTTCTTTGTTATCACTAATTGCCTTAATGCCATTCTTTAACCTCTCCTTTCTTTCAGCTTTCCATTTTTCAATTTGACGTTTTTTAACTTGTTCAAAGTCTTTTTTTCTTGCCTGTACGGAGGTGTCCTCATACGCCGGAAATGTCACGACTGAAACTTCGTAAAGCTTGACTTTCTTGATTGTCCAATGTATTGAACCGTCTTCCCGGTATACAGTATCTTCCTCAAGTATGTCAAAGCCAAAGCTACACTGGTTGACATCGCCACGTTCAACCCTAGCATAGAGATTCATAGCATCTTGGTCTTTTTCGTTGATTTCGATTCTGCCCCATAATCCTCGACTATCAACTTTGAGTTCGAGCGTTCCAGCCTTATTTCTCCCCAATACCAAAGTTGTATCGTGGTTAATCAATGCTCTAATGTCATCACTTAGGACTCCGTCAAATGCATGTGGGTCAATACTTTCCGTAGCTCCCGGCCATAATTCGTATGTATCACCAAATACCGAAAAATATCCTTCAATGTACTTTCTACCATCATTTTCAGCAGCACGGAATTGTGTTGCTTGGCTACGAGCTTGCCTGATCTCTCTATTCATTTCCTTTGCCATTTCCTTCATCACCTCCGCTTCCGTTCAATTTCTTTTGGTCGCCTAACTTGTCGGCTGGAATGTAATTTTCAAGTGCCAGTATCTCATCCATTTCAGGATCTGGACTCAATCCAACCCAATCACGCCATTCATTGCGTCTCATTGCCATGCGATCAACCATAGCAGAACCGGCATTAATTACATCCTGCATGCTGTAAGACAATAAGCTACGCGGATTGAACTTCCAGTACAAATCAGGAGAATATAAAAGCTTTCTTGTAAGTTCCTGCTCAATTGCTTTTGCTTTCCCCATGATCCTTGAGCTTATGAAGTTGTTGTATTCTTCTCTGTCGAATGAACCAACTCCAACTAAAAAAGGCGGTACACCGAATATTCCGGCAACCGTCCTTTTATCAAGCTCAAGATTCTGTTTTATCGCAAGGTCATTTAATGTGAGCGGCTTAACCTGCTCGACTGAGAACATCTCAGCCGGAATAAACCAAGGCTGTCCTCTTTCGCTTGCGTCAAGATATTGTGCACCTAGCTTTCGCCTTCCTTCAGCACTTGCAAACTCTTCCGTCAATCCATCAACCTTTACGATTATGCTAGGTGCAGGACTTTCAAGTATTGCTTTTTTGGTAGTATTGGCTTGCTTTATTCCGTTAACAACATCTTTTAATACAGCCCTATATCCAGTACCAACATGTGGTCTTTCGGGGTCCGGATTGATTACAAAATGAAGAACCTCATCAGGGTCATAGTATCTATCTATGTATCTGATTTTGTATCCGTATCCGTCATCAGTGTCAATAAAGCTCACACCTGACGGCTTAAATGGTTCGAGATTATCAATTAATCCGTCTGATGTAACTCTTACATAAGTAACTTGATTTCCATCCCCCTCAAGCATCATAGTTCTCACAATATTGTAAATAAAAGTTTTTCGAGTCATCAGTCTATTAGGCTCAATATCAATTTTTCTACTAAGCTCATTTCTCACCCTTATGTCGCCTATCGCAGTGTTTTGCATCAAATATATTGTCATGTTGGATATAAGGTCTGCATATATATCTACACACATTCGGACCTCGGGGCAGTTTGCCAATTTTGTATAGCCCGAAGCTGTAAGAATGTTATATGCGTCTGACGAGCATAACCAGACTAAAGCACTTTGAGAAGGCGCATCTCTTGTCTGATTATTTGGTCTTTTTCTTTTCTTGCTCATTAACTAAACCACCCCTTTGCACTCTGTTCTTTTTCAAGATTTTCTAGCATTCTTACACAAGCGAAAACAGCTGCATCAAATACGTCAATACGTGCCGTTTGTTCAATCTTTTCGTATTGGATCATGTCGTCAGTTTTCTCGACAGCTAGAACGTTTTGAAGACAATATTCAAAAGGCTCTGCTCCAAAATAATACAACTGTTTGCTTTTTGCTTTTTTCTCTATTCGTCTGAACCCTTCAGATTTTTTGTAAAAATACTGAGGTTGGTCAACAATTTGAAATCCTGCTTGCTTCATTCCTACAAAATATTCACGACAAAATTTTCTATCGTGACCTATTTGCTTTATTTTGAACCCATCTTTTTTGAGAGTTTTATACCAGTTGATAATTTCTGCATGATTGACAACCGGATAATTGCTCATTGAAAGCCAACCATCGTCCATCCATCCAAAAAGCGGTATATTATCCTCTTCTGCTTTTCTCTGTGCCATAACAATAGGGAACCAACAATGCGGCAATATTATATCAATTTCTTCATCTACGATAACTTGCTGCCCTTCATCGTTCATGATATTTATTTTCCTTCCAGTTTTATAAGCACCGTAAAGAACTCCAGCTGTCAAGTCGTGCATTTTTGAAAGGTCAGAACCACCAAACCAATCAATTTTCAAGCTACATACATATTTGATTTTTTCTTTCAATGGCCATTCTGGCTTTATCCCAAGAGCTTTTTCGGCTTCTTGATTACTAATCTGGAACTCAGCAAGGTCAAAGTAAGCCTTTAATGCAGCTGTGTATACGTTTAGTGACTTTGCGAAAAAATCTTTTCTTTGCTGAGGATCGTTTTGTGCTTGCAAAGCATCATTCATTATGTCTTGCGGCCTAATTGAAACCCCATAAGCCGGATTTGCCATCTCGTGTACCTTCGGATTTGTATAATCTATGTTACCACTCTCATCAGGATCAGCCTCACAAATAAAAATAAAATACTGTTCGTCCTTAACGGTACCGTCTAAAACTTTCTTGCAATACTGTAACCTATGATAGCAAAAGCTGTTCATGTTATCTCCAGCGGTTGTAATTCCTATCATTAGCTTATTGGTATATGCCTTCATCGCCTCTTTAAACAAGTTATACTGCTTAGGCTTTTTAAATGCATGAATTTCGTCAGCAATTGCTATGTTACAGTTGAATGAGTCCTGAGCATCCGGATTTGCTGCTAAAGCTCTAACAAAAAACATTCCATCTCCAAACTCTGCAGAAATGGAATGTTCGTTGTTGTTGTCAATAATTCGGAAAGTGTCTTCTTCGCCCATGTTAATAATATTGTATTTAATGAAGTTGAAACTTTCCAACGTTTGCGCCAATGCCGCAGCTACAATGTAAATTTTTGAACCCGACTTCCGATACAATAATCCAAGTGCATAGGCTAATGCCCCCGCGAATGTAGTTTTGATATTTTTTCTTGGTATATAAATAAATGCTTCGTGAAACCTCACAATTTCGGTACCTTTATGATAAAAACCCAAAAGGTTATATATAATAAATTTATGAAATGGCTCCAATAAAAAAGGAGTACCCCTTAGTGAGGTACCATCTAGTTTTTCTCCTTGCTGATGACAAAAGGTTTTTTCAATAATTCCAATGACAAATTCTGCATTTTTGGGTCTGAATTCATATTCCGGATTCTCAAGGTCATTCAAAAATCTTTGGCAAGCCAATATCCTATATTTATTCGCTATTTTTTTCCCGCTGACTATATCTTTGGCATATTGCATTACAATATCATAGTTTGGATATTTACTCAATTTCAAGGCTCTTCAATGCCTCCACTAATATGCTTCTCTTTTTACTTTCTAGTTCTTTTGTTTTTATCTTTTTTAGACCAGCGGGAGTTAACCCTAGAAGATTTTCAATCTCTGTTATTTCTTTTCTTAATGTTTCAATCGCTTGATATAGTGCAGTCTTTCTATTATTAGTAGCTCCACTTTTGTTTGTATACTTCTCTGTTATTTTGCATCCTCCACAATACCATTGATCCATAAGAATTTCAAATTGAACACGCATTTCTGCATATCGGGTAATGACAGGGGAAAATTCTTGCTTGTACGTCCCAAGATTTTTCATATCCTGAATTGTTTCTTCAAATATATCATCAAATCTATTTTCTCTTATGATTTTTAGGCTCTTAGGTGTACTCAATTATTATCCCCCCCTTTCTAAAATTTTGCAGAGTTGGAAAAAGGGCCGCCCCTTCGGTCCCGTAATATATACATCAAAAATTTTGAAGTGGGGGGGATATTTCTCCGACTTTCCTCACCCACTTCTTGCCAGTTTCCGTCAACTCGTCAGTCTCTCTGTTATGCATCTTTTCATGACAAGCATTGCAAAGTGAAATAAGGTTCTCGCTTTTTAGTTTTAAGTCTGGCCGAATATTTATAGGATAAATATGATGTACTGTTGTCGCTTCAGTTGTTCTTCCGTATCGTTTACACTCCATGCACATATATTTGTCACGTCTAAGTATGATTTGTCTCTTACGTTTCCATGCTGATGTTTTGTAGAAGTTCATAAGCACCAACCCCAATAAACCGGCTATAGGAGGCGAAAAAATAAGAGCCTCGGTGGCTCTCAAGTCTAATATTATTTAGGGGATATCGTAAAATACATTTTCACAATACCAATATAACACATTAGAAACGGACATTGGCGGACATTTTTACACATTCTTATTCTCAAAAAATTTCTTATATTTTCGTCTGCATTGTCTCTCAGTATACCCAATTCTGTCTCCGATCTGGCTCCATGTAAGTCCATCCATATGCTTCAATCGCAAAATCATCCTCATGATTGGGTCTTCTACGCTTTCAATATAATCATTCAACCTATCTTTTTCGTCTATCAATTCACATAGTTTCTGTTCAAGCTTTTTGTTCAATCTGTCTAACTTTACATAATAAGCGTCATAGTCATAGCCTTCAATTGTGAACGAACGTAATGTATAAGGGAAATTAGAATCTGAACCCCTGACTTTGTCATATTTATATGATAAGTGACTTGTATTGCTGATTTGCTGCTGAATGATTTGAATTTCCTTCTGGATGTGCTGCAACCTACTAAGTTCTTCTTGTGTCATATGTATCCCTCCATTCATGGAGTTTTCTTTTGCAATTGCCTCATGTTCTTTGGATTCAACAGATGTCTACATTTGCCACCTCTGTAGAATCTACAAGG